TGACTGCATCTTGGTGCCCTGGTGCGGCATGTGGTTGGGCATCGAAACCGACGGTTACTGCCATAGCTAGATCGCGCGGCCCCTCGAACCTCCGGCCCTGGCCCCTGCGCCGGGGCCTTTTTTTTAATCTCTTTTCCCCTGGACAATATGCGATAGCCGCTATATAAATTTTCTTATGGCTGTATTCCCAGCTTTTTGAGGAGTCATATTATGAGAATCGAAAATGAGGCGAAGACGTTAGATGACCTGATGACCGCGTGTCAGCATCAGGCCGAAAGGAAGGCCGACTATGTGGTGCCGTCTACGACTGAACTGGTTTGCCGGACGGTTTCGACCCGCGCCGGTAACCGTACCCAGGTCGTGCTGGAGGGGCATCGTGGCGAGCCCACGAAAGTTCTGGAAGCGAATCCCACTGCTTTCGAGCAATTGTGCAGCAAGGCCGGAATAGACATTCGCACTGGGCGGAGGTTTCAAGAGCATTATTCCGATGTTCTTGACCTTGCGCTCAATAGCATCCACGAGAATGAGCCACGCACCGCAATGCTGCGGACGTTCGATGTTCCGCGCGGTCACATCCTGAATCTGGACTCGACAGTCAGGCGGGAATTTGCAGATGGCAGCAGCATTGAGGCAGCTAGCTCCACCGGCATGTTGCGGGCGGTGGTTACAGACAGGTTTAAAACTTTCGATCATCCGGATTTGCTGGGGGCGGTTCTGCCGGTCCTGATCGAGTCCGACGCCGATTGGCAGATCGTTAATGCGGCGATCACAGATCGACGTTTGTACGCTCGCTTCAGAAGCCGGAACATAACCGGCGTTGGCGCGGCGGTAGGTGACGCCATGGCCCAGGGCATTGTGATATCCAACTCGGAAACGGGCCACGGTAGCATCTCTATAGCTCAGATTGTGTGGACTCTGATATGCCTCAATGGCATGGAAACGACCAACAAGACTCGCAGCACGCATTTGACGTCGGCCCGCGCGGAGGCGGCGGAACTTTATGCTTTGCTGTCGGATGAATCCAAGCGGCTGGACAACGCCGCATTGAAATCCAAACTTGTTGATTATGCGGCGGCGTTTGCGAGCCGCGAGATGTTTGAAGAAGTCCTCGAACAGATGCGGGCGGCGGCTGGCGATCATGTCAAAAATGGCATCGCCGCTGCCCAGCCCGCCGTGGAGGCTTTGGGGGCGGTCCTGAAATTGACCAAGGCGGAGACCAGCAGCGTGTTTGCTGGGCTTTTGGAGACGGTACAGCAGGAGGGATACCGGGGCGAGCCGTTGTCTCGAGCGACCCTGGTCAACGCGGTCACGGCGGCGGCGAAGACCGCCCAGCCTGACGATGTTTCGGACTGGCACAAGCGTGGTGGTAAGGTTCTGGACCTCCCCCGCCACCAATGGCAATCAGTAGCGGAAGTGCCCCTGGCCATCGCCGCCTAGCGTTCACCCCCAACCTTGCCGCCCCGGTGTAAAATCCGGGGCGGTTTCTTTTTGCCTGGACTCTCCCGCCGAATAGCGCGTAAAATCGCATAGGCCCCGCCGTCCTGGCGTGGCAATAATGGGAGTCAAAACAATGTGTGAAAACAATGTTAGCTATTACGTCCCGAAAGGATACGACTACCGCGAAGTCTTTGTTAAGTGCGGTCGCACCGATCACCATGGCGAACGTGCCATCTGTCAGGACTGCCGTGAGGATCCTGACGTGATGCGTGACATCGATGCTCATGAAGAAACTATTCGCCTAGACAACCAAGCCTCGCATAGTGCGGGTTGGGGAGACTGGTGATGGCGGAATATTACGACGATAATTTCGGGCGCTGGGACATGGACGATGAAGAAAGCGTAGCTTTTTATCGTCAAGTCCAGCGCGAGAGCGTTCTGAAGATATGCCGGGACTGCGGCCAGGAGGTGCGTTTGCGACCTTCTTATGCAATCTGTAATTCCTGCGCAGATAGAATCGAAAGGGGGGAATGGTGATGACGGGTTACGCTTGGGACCTCGGCATGTCCAACAATGCGGCGGCTGCATATGAGGCGGGCCGGTTCCCGCTGTCGAAAATCAGTCTGCACGATTTGCGGCGGGCCGGATGGGCCGGGAGCCTGAAACTTGCTCGGTTCCTGGCCAAGGCGAACCCGCCGCTATGGCGCACTTTTGAATGGCATCACAGCGGCGGCGACTATTTTAACCGGGTGGATTTTTATGACCCGTGCGATTTGGTCGCGGCCTGGGCTGCGTTGTCGCCAGACGATCAGGAGGCATGGCGGGCCAAGGCGCGGGCTCCTGCCGCTGTGGAACCTGGGCGGCGCGTGTCCGGGCAATATCGCATGTTTGATTTTCGGACTCGCCGTCCGACCGGCTGGCAATCTTTTGAAGGTGTCAAGGTTGGCACCTGGATTACGTTGGACTCTGGCGGTCGCAAAAAGTCTACGGGCAAGAATCTGACGTTTCGTTATATCGACTAGAGCGCCCGCGCCTATTCCGCCGCCCCGGCCCGTCGCCGGGGCGGTATTTTTTTTTCTCTGGACTCTGCTTGCGGCCGGCGCATAAAATCGCAGACGGCCGGCGAACGTCGCCGCCCCATAACAGGAGTCCATGCAATGCTTAACTTGATACCTAAGAGTCGCGGATCTAAAACACTAGGAATCGCCGTGACGTACCATTACGAAAGCGGCGCGAAGTTCGCGACGTGCCCGCCTACGTGCCCGCTTATGCCGCCCGCCGTGGCGACGGCGGCGGCGTTTGATTTTGACTATGCCGAGTCGGTATCGGTCGCCGTGCCCCCGGACGGGTACGCTTTCACGTTTTCGCATTTTGACCCCGGGCACTGGGCCGATCTGTACCGTCCAGGCCGCACGGTAATAAATGCCAGCGCGGCGGGCGTTCGCGAAGCGGCGCGCCTACATAAGAATGGAATCCCAACTGTCATGGATATAGCGCCCGCCGCGCCAAAGCGATTCAGCTATGGCGGCGTTGACTTCCGCGCTTGTCCGGCGACCTTGTCGCCCAATATCAATTGCGGCAATTGCGGCGGTTCGCGCGGGCCGTTATGCGCCCAGGCGGACCGCGACTATGTTGTCACGTTTCCCTGGCATGGCCCGCCGCATGTCTTAAAGGCGGCGGTCGCGACCGGTGCGCCCCGATGTTATGGGGCCGATGGGCGCGTTGGGATGCAATGGCAAGCAATGGCAAGCGGGCCGATTAAATACCGCGAAAGCGATCTAGAGCCCTGGGCCGCGACGTTGCGCCCCGGTTCTCGATTGCGCCACCATGTCGTGGGCGATCTGGGCGAATCTGACCGCGCCTGGATCGCCGCCGTTGAGTCCCAGGTAGCCGCCGCACTTGCGGCCCGCGCCGCCTAGCTTGCCCGCCGCCCAGGTTGCCCGCCGCCCAGGTGCCCGCCGCCTGGGCGGTTTGTTTTTGGGACCAGATAAACACGCCACGGGCCGCGCCGCCTGGCCCTCCCGATTCGTACCGCGCGACGGGGCCGCCGCGCCGATCCGCGCCGATCCTGGCATCTGTACGTCAAACCAGCATGACGTACACCGCCACCGATCCGCGCCGATCCGCGCCGATCCGGTCCGGATCCGCCAGTCTGGCACGATACTTGAACCGCCGGCCCGTGGGCCAAGTATCGCCGCAAGTATTCACGCCGAATAGATTCGGCCTGGCGCCCGCCGAATACTTGGCCGAGGACCTGCCCCGCGGCCGATGAATACTTGGCCGATACTTGCGCCGCGGGGCCCGGGACTATCGGGGCAAAGCGAATACTTGAGAATGGCGGAAAACAGCCAAAAATCCGCGAACCGCCGCAGCCGTAGCCGCCCGAGCACAAGGTGCATGTTTCGCGCAAACAATATAGGGTAAAAACGAACTGGACCTTTTATGCTATAACCGTATATAAAGAAGCTTCAGGGGCCCCCTTTGGGGGGTAAAAAATTTTTCATTTTCAGGAGGTATGAGATGTCTGAAACCAATAACCCTGTCAGTCGAGTGACCCAAACGGACTTCGAAAAAATTGTACAAAAACGAAACGTACCGAAAGGCGTGGACCGAAAACTCACAGCCATGCAACGCCGGTTCGTGGGCGAACTGGTCGCTAATGATGGTATGATAACCATGAGGGAGGCGGCGATACGCGCGGGCTACGCCCCGCGATCCGCGCATTCTCGTGCGTGGGAGTTGACCAACATAGACATATCCCCGCACGTTGTTGCGGAGATCCGGCGGCAGCAGGCGGAATTGGATGCAAAGTATGGCGTCACGTATGAGCGCCATGTCCGGGATTTAAAGGACATTCGTGATGACGCTATACAGAACGGGGCGTACTCTGCGGCGGTACAGGCAGAGAAAGCTCGCGGCTTGGCCCAGGGGGACATTTACGTTTCCCGTTCGGAGGTTCGGTACGGCAGCATTGACTCCATGAGCAAAGAAGAAGTTTTGGCGGAACTGAAGAAGATAGAAGAGGGTTTTAACGATGGCATTATTGACGTCACGCCCGAAGAGGCCGAAGAACAGCCCGAGAACGATGCCAGCGGAGGCGTACACGAAGAGCGAGGGGGGGTTCTGGAGGAAGATGAAGACGGGGATTGCGAAGAGCGAAGCGAACTGGACGATGACGAGGCTGGAGAGTTGGGCACTTCCGGGGGTTCCTGACATTCTAGTTTGTGATGCCAAGGGACGTTTTCATCTGATAGAACTAAAGTACACAAAAGACAATTCGGTACGACTTTCCCCACATCAGGTTGGCTTCTTTCGCAGACACGAACATGCCAGCGTGTGGCTTTTTGTTCGGCAGGAACTAAAAGAGGGCACACCGCGACTTTTTTTATATCCCCCCGAAGCTGTGATACCGTTGTCCATGGACGGCGTAAAGGGAGCAAAGCCTGTGGCCGAATTTGAGGATCCGTTGGATTGGACCCGTATAACCGAGGTCGTTGAGAATGAGTACTAGCTTCCAGGGGCCCCCAGAGCTTTTTGATAAGAAGCTGAAGCTTCAACTGCGCTTGGCGCAATTGGAGAAGGTGGACAAGTGCCGGGACAACTTTTTGGCTTTCGTTAGAGCAATGTGGCCGGATTTCATCTTTGGCAACCATCATGGGATCATTGCGGAGAAGTTCGAGCGCGTAGCCAAGGGCGAGTTGAAGCGCCTGATCATCAACATGGCCCCACGGCACACGAAGTCTGAGTTCGCCAGCTTTTTGTTTCCCGCATGGATGATAGGGCTTAACCCAAAACTGAAGATCATCCAGGCGACGCACACCACGGAGCTTGCGGTAAACTTTGGCCGGAAGGTGAAGAACCTTCTGGAGGAGGAGGACTACAGGGAGATATTCTCAGACACGCAATTGTCGGTAGACAGTAAAGCCGCTGGGCGGTGGGACACGCGGCAAGGCGGCATGTACTACGCCGTGGGCGTTGGTTCGAACTTAGCTGGCCGTGGCGCGGACTTACTGGTCATAGACGATCCGCATTCGGAGCAGACGGCCATGTCCAATACG